CTCCCGTAGAAGTAGAATTATCAAATCTAAACGCTAGCGAAAGACTTAAAAAAGCGATTAGAGAAGAATTTAAAACAATCAAAGAAATCATGGACTTTGATAAAAAGTCTCATGAAATTTTTAGAAATTGGTATATTGATGGAAGACTTTATTATCTAAAAGTTATTGATATAGATAACCCAGAAGAAGGTATTAAAGAACTTAGATATATTGATCCTCTAAAACTAAAACATATTAGAAAGGAAAAAAGAGAGCATAAAGGAGATCCAGGTCCTGCACTTAGAGGACCTTTAGCGAGAAATAATGCTAATATTGATTATCCAGAAATTGAAGAACATTATATTTACTCTCAAAGTCTTGGAGGTGCTCCTGGATTGAATCAAGCAAAGCAATCTATTATGATTGCAAAAGATTCAATTGCACATGTAACCTCTGGTTTAGTTGATAGAAATAAAAATACGGTGCTTTCTTATTTGCACAAGGGTATCAAATCCCTTAATCAACTAAGAATGATTGAAGATTCTCTGGTCATTTACAGACTTTCGAGAGCACCAGAGCGTAGAATTTTCTACATTGACGTTGGCAATCTTCCTAAGGTAAAAGCAGAGCAATACCTTAAGGACGTTATGATGCGTTATCGTAACAAGCAAGTTTACGATGCAAACACGGGAGAAATCCGTGATGATCGTAAATTCATGTCTATGATGGAAGATTTCTGGTTGCCCAGAAGAGAAGGTGGTCGCGGTACTGAGATCACCACCCTACCTGGCGGTCAGAATCTGGGAGAACTCTCAGATATCGAATACTTCCAAAAGAAACTATACAGATCTCTTTCCGTTCCCGAAACCAGAATGCCTGGTGGCGGAGATGGATTTAATCTCGGCAGATCTTCAGAAATTCTAAGAGATGAACTGAACTTTGCTAAGTTTGTAGGAAGACTTAGAAAGAGATTTGCAAATCTTTTCAATGATATTCTGAAGACTCAACTAATTCTCAAAAATATCATTGCTCCTGAAGATTGGGAGAAGATTAGCGATCATATTCAATATGATTTCCTATATGACAATCAATTTGCAGAACTGAAAGAAGCAGAGCTACTCCAAAACAGATTGGGTATTCTTGCAACTATCGAACCATACATCGGTAAGTATTATTCTACCGAATATGTAAGAAAGAAAGTTCTACGTCAAACTGATTCGGAAATCATTGAGATTGATGAGCAAATTGAGGATGAAATTGAAAAAGGAATTATTCCTGATCCATCATCTGTAGATCCAATTACGGGAGAACCTTTACCTCCCGAAGGTGGTGATGCAATTGCTGGGGAGGGAGGAGAAGTTCCTATCGATCCCGCTGCAATGGAAGCAGATCCAGAAGAAACAGCAGTTTTACCAGAACCCAAAGGCGGTAAGATATAGCTAGATTATAAATAATTGATATCAATATATCAATTTACATGGAAAACGTTGTTAATGCAATTGCAACGGGTGCGAAAGCATCCGAAATTGCGGATGAAATTTCAAATGCACTGATGGCAAAAGCTGCCGAAAGGATTGAAGCATTGCGTCCTAAAGTCGCTGCTTCAATGTTTGATCAGTCCCCTGAATCTGAAGAAGATATTGAAGGAGAAGAAGGAGAACTCTGATGGCAAGAACTTTATTGCTAGGTGCTGAAGCAGCACTTCCCACAACTACTGGAACTGCAACAAGTTTTTCGGAAGCTTCATCTGTGCGTTTGGTTAATAATTCATCAACCGCGTATGGTGTAATTGTAGTTGAGACTCAAGGCGGAACAGTTATTGGTTCAATGACCATGCCTGGAAATTCCGTTGAAATTCTCGAAAAACAATATACTCATTGCATTTATGCACAGAATGCCGCTGTTCTTGGCGCAAAAGTAGGTTTTACTGGATAATCAAATGAAACTCATCACCGAAGAAATTTCAAACGTAAAAATCATTACCGAAGGCAAAGGCGCAGGTAAGAAGTTATACATTGAAGGTGTATTCCTCCAAGGCGAAATCAAAAATCGCAATGGAAGAATGTATCCAATGGAAACTCTTTCTAGAGAAGTTGCTCGCTACAATGAGCAATTTGTTTCTAAGGGTCGTGCTCTAGGCGAACTCGGTCATCCAGATGGTCCAACCGTTAACCTCGATCGTGTCTCCCACAAAATTACGTCTCTCGTCCAAGAGGGAAATAATTTCAAAGGTAAGGCACAAATCCTAGAGACTCCAATGGGCAAAATTGCCAAGTCTCTTCTCGATGAAGGTGTAATGCTTGGTGTTTCTTCTCGTGGTGTTGGTTCACTTAAGATGACCAATGAGGGTCATAAAATTGTTGGCGAAGATTTCATGTTAGCAACTGCTGCTGATATCGTCGCTGATCCTTCTGCTCCTGATGCTTTTGTTCAGGGAATTATGGAAGGAAAAGAGTGGGTTTGGGAAGGAGGAATCCTTCGCGAAAAACTCGCTGAGCATACTGAGAGAAGAATTAATACTCTAGTTGCTCAAAAAGCACTTGAGGAGAAAAAGTTAGAATTGTTTAACGATTTCCTCTCAAATCTTTAATTTATAAATAAATATAGATTAATACAAAATCTATAAACACAAATGTCCGTTGGTAGCAATTTACAAGAAATGGAAAACGTAGTCACCAAAGGAGCCGCCAAAGCAGATCCAATGCCAAAGGCACCAGTGCCTGTTGAAGATCTCGGCGGTCCTACCCCAGAAAACTATAAGCCCGATGACGATTCGGCAAAACTCAAGGAACCTGGAGCAACTCTTGCTCAGGTCCGCAATGTAGTCAATGCTAAGGCAAAGGCTGCTGAGGAAGTCGAAACGGAAATCGAAGACGATCAAGAAATCGTCGCTGAAGAAGAGGCAACCGAAGAGGAAGTCGTTTCTGAAGAGGAAGCAACCGAAAGCGAAGAGCAAGAAGTTGTTGCCGAAGAAGAAGAGACTGAAGAAGAAGTCGTCGCTGAGTATGACGTTCAGGAAGATCTGGATGCTCTAATTGCTGGCGAAGAGCTTTCTGAGGAGTTCCAAGAAAAAGCACGTATTATCTTTGAAACCGCTATCAAAGAGAAAGTTGCTACCGTTAAGGAAGAAATGCAAGGCGCTTATGAGGCAGCACTTGTAGAAGAAGTAGAAACAATCAAGTCTGAACTGACTGAGAGAGTTGATACTTATTTGGAGTATGTCGCTGAAGAGTGGATCAGCGAAAATCAAATCGCTATTGAGCAAGGTCTCAAGAGCGAAATGACCGAATCATTCCTTGCTGGAATGAAGGGTCTTTTTGAAGATCATTATGTAACCATCCCTGAAGATAAGTATGATGTACTAGAGAGTATGGTAGATAAACTTGATGAAATGGAGAATAAACTCAACGAGCAAATCGAAAGAAATGTTGCTCTAAACCGCAGATTAGCAGAGTCCGTTGCTGATGTAATTTTTGCAGAAGTAGCTGAAGGTCTTGCACTGTCTCAGAAGGACAAACTCGCTTCTCTCGCTGAAAATGTTGAGTTTGATAGTGAAGACACCTATCGTGAGAAACTAGTTAAGTTGAGAGAGTCTTATTTCCCAACTAATGCTGGTACTCAAAAAGACGACTCCGATTTCGTCGCTGAGGAAGTCGAAGAGGCACCAAGACAAGTTTCATCTTTGATGGAATCTTATCTTAACACCCTCGGCAGAGTCGCCAAAAAGTGATTTCTAAATCATAATAATCAAACTAAAACTTTTTTAAAGAGGTAAATTCAAATGCAAATGTTCAATGCTGAACAACTGCAGGAGAAGTGGGCACCCATTCTCGATCATGATGGTCTTGATCCAATCAAGGATTCACATCGTAGAGCGGTAACCGCTATTCTGCTAGAGAACCAGGAGAACGCAATTCGTGAGGAGCGTGAGTTCCTTTCCGAAGCTCCTAACGTTAACACCAATTCAACTTCAAGCACCGCAGGTTTCTCTGCTGGCGCTTCTTCACCAGTCGCAGGTTTCGACCCTGTTCTGATCTCCTTGATCAGACGCTCCATGCCTAACCTGGTCGCTTATGACCTCGCTGGTGTTCAACCAATGAACGGTCCTACTGGACTAATCTTTGCAATGCGCTCCAAGTACGGCGCAATGGATTCCGCTTCGGAAGCACTGTTCGACGAAGCAGATACCTCCTACGCTGGACAAGACAGCAACTTCAACCTCGAAGGCACCCGCTATGTTGCTGGTGGCGGCGGTGAGGCAGTTGGTTTCGGTACTACTGGACCTAACTCTGCTAACAACCCTGGTCTACTCAACCCTGAAGGTTCCCAGACTGCAACTACCTATCCTGTTGGACAGGGCATGGGTACTGCTGATTCGGAAGACCTCGGCGGCGACGGTGGTGCTTTCAACCAGATGGCATTCTCGATCGAGAAGGTCACCGTTACTGCTAAGAGCCGTGCTCTGAAGGCAGAATACTCGCTAGAACTCGCTCAAGACCTTAAGGCAATCCACGGTCTGAATGCTGAAGCAGAACTCGCAAACATTCTCTCAACTGAGATTCTTGCTGAGATCAACCGCGAAGTTATCAGAACCATCTATAAGGTTGCTGAGCAAGGTGCTGCTGAGAACACTGCTACCGCTGGTGTATTCGACCTCGATGTTGACTCTAACGGTCGCTGGTCTGTTGAGAAGTTCAAGGGTCTCCTGTTCC